CTAGAGGTCCCTCCACAAAATCTTTTGTGCAGGTCTCCTGGATGTGATTCATCTTGTCGAAGCGATCAGATTGCTCGACCCATTCATTACCGGCCTCCCAGGCCTCGTCTACTGACTTGTAAGTAGTATTATTCATGACAGTATTGATATTAGACTCAGATGTAGGAACGTGCCAGTCTTTTTAGCTTAGATGAGCAGTTCTTATGGAGGGAGCATTTATCGCACGTACGAGCGTTATTAAGATAGATGTCCGGTCTCCAGCATTGGTTGCGGGTTAGCTCCCGGCACGCTTCAGCATTAGTAACAAGATCGATACTCAGAGGTGGCTCATTCTTAAAGACTGGGATATCGTATCGTTGGTCTTCGTTCTTCTCGATGACTAGCTTCTTGGTACGAGCTTTCCTAACACGAACGACCCTTGGAGCTTTACCCACACCCCGGCACGCCTTACACCTAAACCCCATCAAAAGCTTCTCAAGCGATCCGTACTGAGCGATCCGGCTAATAAGGTTGGTTCCGAACATAGTCGTTTTATTACCACAACCGCAATATACGTGTGGGTGGGATAGTAGCTTACCGGTGTCTTTAAAGGACTTGATTTGATCTTTCATTGTGATAATACTAGCTGCTATTGCCGGAACTGGCAACACTCAATTAGAGGATTTTACGATTGTGAGTTGGAATTCAGCTCCACTTTTGAGCCTGAGAACGATCCCAGCGTTGTTGGTCAGGATACCCCGGTCCTCAAAAGACTCGGCATGCTCGCACTCCCCCGATTCAGTGATATCATTATAGATGATATCCAGGAGGTAATCTTGTACGTCAAATTCGTTCATTGTGTGGGTTGTTCTTTGGTAGCTCGGGCAGCGTAGGGATCTTCAGAGAGCTCGAGGATTGCTAATCGAAGCTTCATCCTCTTCTTAGCAGCAGCTGGAGTCTCATCGAACTGGAGATCGTCAGAGAAGTAAGTTCGGATAAGCGAGGTGAGTAGTGTTAGTTTGTGGGTGTCGTTCATTACAGTATTGATAATAGGTGCTCCGGGGGGAACAGGCAACGGTTATTATTCCGGAATAAACCTTGCAAGTTCCGGCATATCGGTGATATATTCCGCCGCGCAATCGACGATAATATCCGGAACCTCGTTATAATCGGGGTGCACGCCGAGGTTTTTTCCGAGCTCGGCAAGCTGGGATTCGGATAATTTTAGGAGTTTCGTTCGGATTTCGGTATAGGTAGCATTCATCATGACCTTTATTATGGAGGAACTAGCGGGAAACGCAAGCTTGAAATTCCCGACCTGGAGGCCCCAGGAAAGTCAAGCTTGAAATTCCCGACCTGGAGGCCCCAGGAAAGTCAAGCTTGTTTTATCAGGGAAGTTCCTCTGGCCGTTCCCGGAAGTTTGGACTATTATAGCTAGTCCCTCCATGGCAGCCAGTTAGCAGTACTAGTGCCAGGAGGGTTAGGAGTGCGAGCCGTACCATGTCAGAAGGGATTAACTACTTCGGTGGTCTCTTCTTTGGTAGATTCATTGGACTTAGTACGTGTCTTACCGTTGTACTTGAGGAGGTTATCCCGGTTAGGGTACTCCGTATTAGCAGTAATGGTTGCAAGTCCCTCTTTAGATACATAGTATGTGATGAGGTCCTGGACTGAGACATTAAGCTTTTGTGCTTTAGCATCCAAGTACTTCTGGTTAGTGGGTCGTGATTTACCGGTAACAGTGCATGTCAGTTTGAGAGCTGCTTTTGGCACCTTAACCGCTTTATTAGCACGAACGATTTGTCCGGACTTGTTCTTTGTGACTTTGATTGTGTTTTCTGTTGTTGTTTTGCTCATTTTGTGTGTATTTGTTGTTTATTGGTGATCTCTTATTATTCGTATTTTATACCGGAACACGCCTATTAGTGCAACGGAATTATTATCTATTATTTTCTATTAGCTCTTTGTTTCTCCTGTTTTGTTTAGTAATCAATATCAGACTCTTTAATGTCTTCAACAAATACTTCTCCGTCCATTATTCGAATCATAATCTCTTGGTCCTCATAATATGGATCTTTCATACGTTCTTTTGAATTAAAGAAACTTTCCACAAATTTAAAACATTCTCCTCCCAAAGCGCACATTGTGTATCCTTCAGTCATTATCTCTCTGAAGGTCCCATTCTTAATTCGTTCTAGATTCTTTGTGAATTCTTTCAATTGCCAAATCAATTCATCTCCGTCAATCTTTGCTCCTGCTGCAATTGAATCATTCACCATATCCTGATGAAACTCAATAATACGTGCTTCAATATCTTCTCTCTGTACTTCAACGATCTTTACCACTTTTTCTTTTATTTTCATATCTTTATTCTATATTATACCTGCCGGAACTGCAATATCTTTCTGTGTTTTTCTTTATCTTTATAATTATCAATTACTTACGTTTTATTCTATACCCTTATCTTATATCTTTTTATCGTTTATTTGTCATTTTTACCTTGTTTTCTCTTATATTTTCCCTCAATTTAATGTTCTTTTTCTCTTCTACCCCGAATTCTTCATACCCTACACTATCAAATAGATCTATTACTGCTTCTTTGATTAGATCAATATTGGAATTCTTATTATATACCTCCTCTATTACTGCTCTCTCCAGTCCCCTCCAATCAACATCCTCTAGATTAAATTGAGTAAATGCATCACCAATGAGGAGCTCTTCCACGATTTGTTTTATTAGCTCCTGGCAACTTGGTGTTCTAATTTTCATGCTATCATTATGGAGGAACTCTCCTCTTCCTTCAAGCCTATTCTAGCCAAAAATCCATATTAGCAACTTAACTATTAGATACCAAACTATAAGACAAAAAAAAGTACCCCCTAACCATGCTAAACCTCTGATTGACATATATTACTTCTTTCGTTTAGTTTTTACTGGTGCAGTAATAGGAGCCTTTACCTTGCGGCCACTATCGTTAACCATTCTCTTACAAGCAGCTCTGCAGTTTTCATACAAGTTGCACCCATTACAAGACCTATCCCAGTTTAGGTAAAGATCTGGCCTCCAGCATACCTGTAAATGCTTCCAAGCATTATCTTTATCTTTTACCAAGTTAACAAACTCATGAGGAGAATTAAGGTTAATCTTCGGAATATCGTAAACCTTATTCTCGTCTTTCTCAATCTTTACCTTGCCGTTCTTCTTAACTTTCTTAAACTTAGGCTCTCTCTCTGGCTTACCTTCATTACGGCAACCTTTACAGATAAAACGAGTTAGAAGGTCTTCCAGAGAGCCAAACTTAGCAATACGACCCTCTAAGTTAGTCCCAAACATAGTAGTCTTTCCTTGGCACTTAGAGCAAAGAATATGAGGATGACTGAGGAGCTTTCCCGTCGTTTTAAAGTTGTTAATGTTATCTTTCATTGTTCTTATATTAAAGGACCTTTGGGGGATTTGCCAGAATAATATTCCAGAAAGTTTATGCTTGATGTTCCTCTATTAGAGAGGAGTGCCAAAGATGAAAATTTGATAACCAAAACAGTAAAAAGCTATTGCCTTTACCAAGGTCATAATCAATCCTATTAGGCACAAGGAACAGCATTAGAGGAGCAATTGCAGAAGCTATGTCGTCGTTTTTCATAATCCTTATACTATATCATATAGTCGGAACAGTCAAGCTCGAAGACTTCCATTTCCTGGCAATTATTCCTCTGCTCTTCAGTTAGGAACCTCTCCCAAACAATCTTCCTTGCCTCTCTTTCAGTTTCAGCTTCAACAGTATTCAGCATCTCGTTGTTCCATCCTAGGATACATACTACATCATATTTCATTCTAACATATTCCTTTCGATATTGTTAACAATGTCATGATCTTTAGGCGATGCTCCATGAAACATTACCCCTCCTAACACCCACTCTTCGTTCTTTTTATACTTTTTAAATAGACTTCTCAAAAAGTCTCCATTATAATCAATCATGTAATCATGAAGCTTCCTGCTAATAAACAGTGTTGTTGAATCTAGAAGTGTCATATCATTGTTGAAATATTAGATAAACGGGAGGAGGAACTCAACTACTTTCTCAAAATTAGTTTTTGCCCTAGGATAATCTTATTGATATCTTTTAAATTGTTGAGCTTTAAGATGTTATCAATAGAAACTGAGTACTTCTTAGATATCTTAGTTAGTGTATCTCTTTTTTGTACAACAACATATGTAGGTTTGGAGGGGTAATTTTTATTAATTTTATCTGGATCAAGCTGCTTTATTTTATTAGTATCTACAAGCTTAGGAGTAGGAGAAGGAGTAGGCTCAACTCCAACATAAACAGCTTCCTTACTCTTGAGAAACTTAACATCGTCAGCTCTTGCCTTTGTCGAACCTCCCATTACAGTCAATATAATAATGAGATGAATTGTTAGAACTACTGCAAATGCTAATTTGAATGATATTGGTTTCATATATGTGTATAATAAATGGAAATTTCTAATAGGGCAACAGTTTTCTTATTTGTAGTACGTATCTTGTTTAGTCTCAAAGTTCTTTGTCCAGATCTTAGATGCTTTGGAAATAACCTTTGCATTATTAATATTTTCCTTCCATCTAGCAAAAGCTTCTGAAAGTATATAATTCTCTTTTCCTTCTGCTGCTTCATCAATATTATCAAGAAGTTCCATAGGATCCTCTTCTGAAATATCAAAAGCATCTTTATTCTTTAGCTCTTTGATTTCTTGCTTAAGCTCTTGAACTTCAATATGAAGTGCTTCAATTTCTGCTTTAATATGATTGACTATTTCCTCGTTCATACCTATAATATAGGAGAAGGGATTGGATAGTGCAACAGATTTTATAAATAAAATAGTGGAATCTTTTAAGAAATTTGTAAAGGAATATGTTTTAGAGGTTGAACCTCTTGATAATATGGAGTATAGTCAAGCTTTTAGAATTAACTATTTGTCTGATTATGGATCAAATAATTCTTGGGGAGTAGATATAACTCCAATAAAAATTAACGATAATGGAACTTCTAATTTGGCTACTGGATTTCTTATTTCAAAAAGATATTCTAAAGAGGAGGTTGCTACTATTTTAAAGCAATCAGAACAATCAATTTGTGTTTATCAACATCATATTGTTTCTATTTTAGAGAAAGCAAGAATACACAATCCAAGAATAAAGGTAAAAGGAACAATAGGTAACCCTATTCCCTATCACAGTGACAATATACTTTATAAGGTTTTAACATCTCCAGAAGATATTAAAAAATTAAGTATTAAACTAAATTACTTTAACAATCTCTTTGAAATACATCATAGTTTTAACTTAGTTCCTTTAAAGATAGATATTGAAGTAAAGGATACATTTAGAGATCTTTATAACGAATTATAATATATGAACTTAAAAGTAGAATTATTAGAACCAATAAATTACAGTAAAGCCTATGTCCCTATTTTTAATTCTCTGGATGATTCTTATAATGTTTACAGAATAACAAAAACATATATGAGAAAAGTTCCTTATGTTACTCCAGCTTATAAAAATATGGATTTTGTTTACAAAACAAACAACCCAGATGAATTAGATGAATTAGATGATACAGAATCATGTTTTATTATAGGAGGAGCAGATTTAGAATACGTAAAGCAATATGAAGAAAGAAACAATAGGATAATAAATGTGGAAGGAGAAAGAACCTTTCCATTAATTAAAAAAAAGAAGATGAATGTTATAGCTTATTATAAAGTTTTAAATGATATGAGCTCTCCAGAATTTTTAAATTTGCTTAATACTGGACCTAGCTCAAAATTTCGATCGGTATTTCTTGTACCTACAGGAATAGATAATTCAACGAAAGAAGTATTTAGAGACCTTTATGATGAACTTTAATAAAAAATACAAAAGCATATCAGAATCAGTTGGATCTAATTTCTCCGATTTTAATCTCATGACACCGCTATTAGTTAAACCTGCAGATTATAGTAGGGTACTAGTTACAGATAGAGCAACTATATTGCCTATTATTAAGCCTAATAAGAGCTATAATGTATCTAATCATAACTTCTTTCTCAATACGGCAAATAAAGATAATATAAGCGGAGTTTACCCAGGAACACCTATGTATAAAAAAATAACGAACAGTTGGGAGCGTTTGCCTGCAGTAAAGGTTTTCTTTTTAAAAAACAGAGATGAATCTGATGGACCATTTAGATCCTCTTTAACAGAAGATGATAAAGATTGTCTCTTTATAGTTAATGAGGATATTATAGAGTATTATGCTAAGATTTTTAAAAAAAATACTAAACACGGTATAACTCAATACTATTTAAATGGATTCATAGAAGATGGTATCTTCAATAGACCAGGAAATTATTTCCCTGTTAACTATGATTATTTCGAGCCGTCCTTAAGTGATTTGGATGCAGAGACAAGAGATACCTTTAAGGATATATTTGGAGAGCTATGAGTGATAAGGTAATAATAGAATTAGAATTGTTGACTCCTATGAAGTATGAAAAATTTATTTCTACTGATGAACCTTTCTCAGAAATTATGTATGAAGTAACTAAGGTACATAAAGAGAAGAATACTGTTAGGAATACTAGACATTTAGGAAAACCAGATTATGATGATATGGATAGAGCTGAGAGAGTTATATCAATAGCCAGCATTAATATAAGATCTCTATTAGATGAAAAAGCCTATACTTACGATATGGTTGAGTTTAAGGGTCTTTGTGACTTAGAAGAGAATAATTATTGCGCTTTATTATACATAGTAACTAATTCACATCACAGTAAAGTGAGGTCTTTTCTAAAGACATTTGTTAGTGGTAGAATAGATAGTACTGCAGGAAGTTATGTCATTAGGACTGATTTAGATGATAAAACAATTGGAACATTTAAGGATATGTTTGAAGAGCTATGAGTGATAAAATTATAATAGAATTGGAATTGTTAACACCTATGGAGTATGAAGAGGTGTTTTGGAAAGATATGGTTGTGGGAAGCAAACCAACAATTTTTACAATAGAGAAGCCTCATAGTAAAGGTTATAGAATAACAAATATAGCAATAGATGCGGGACATGCGAGAAAAAAAGAAGTAAAAAGTGAAGAAGATTATATAGGGTTTGAACAAATACAATGGTTCGGAAGCGATGATAAATCTAGAATTGAATACCCGGAAAGATATGAATTAAAAGGACTTCATAAGGACGAATTTTTAGAACATTGTAATTTATATTATAGAATATTAAACCTTCCTGATGAGGGGTTTAAAAGAATAAGACATCGAAATAGTAATACTAAATGTTTCGTTAAGCCTACTCACTTAGATAAGGATACAATTGAAACCTTTAAAGATATGTTTGATGAATTATGAGCGATAAAATTATAATAGAATTAGAATTGTTAACTCCTTTAAAGTATAAAGAATCTATATATATATCTAATACTGGTTGGGGAGTTGTTCTAGAAATAAGAGAGGTATATAAGGCAGGGAATTATTTAAAAAATACTTACGCTCCCCATAATATAGGAAGACCATCAACACTAATAGATATAGAACAAGCGGAAGAATGTTTACTTATAGAGAGTTCTGAATTACATGAAAGAAAATTTAAAGAGCATATAGAGTTTAAAGGGTTTTATAAGCTAGAAGGACAATACAGACATATATGTTCACTTGTTTATATAGTAAAGAATCCAAATAAGGAAGTAGAAAATGTTTTAGATAAAGGAGTTAGGAGTAGAATGAAGTATTATGTTAAAAAGTTTAATATAGATCAAGAAACTGTAGATGTATTTGGAGATATGTACGGAGAATTATGAATATAGAAAAATTAGAACCAAGTGAATATAAGAGTATAATAATGTTAGGATATGGTGTTCCACCTTATAGAAGATTACCAGATCTAAAAAATCTCAAATATCTGGCAAAGTCTTTAGATAATTTTGTTAAGCGAGATGTTATTAAAGGGGGTAGATTGCATGATACTAGAGATGATGTTGCAATAGAAGATTTAACCAAACCTGATTTAGAGAGAGGTTATATGGTAGATAGAAACTTTTTATCTAGACACAAAATTATGAGGGAATCTAGAAGTAATCATTCCGAAGAATGGTATAGAATTGACAAAGAGGTTATTAAATCTATATTTAGAAGAAATGATGAAACTTTGAATAGACATTTTGCTGACAAATACAAAAAATTTTGCTGTGATACAGTATTAGATACTCTCTTTGAGAGAACATGGGGCAAAGATGAGGGTGATATAAAAGATGTCTTTATGGATATGTTTACAGAGTTATAAAAAAAAAGCGCTCTATAGAGCGCTTTTTCTGTTTAATTTAATTTAGTTTATACTCCAAAGAAAATATTAAGCTTCTTAAAAGTTACGTCCATAATGTTATTATGAAGAACTTTCATAGCCCTTCCTACAGCAATTTTATTACCTAGCTTCCTATTATAATTATCCTTAATGTGACAATAGGATGTACCCCAAGCACTAGTTCCTTCTGGGGTTGTGATCTCAATCTTAGTTACCCTTTGCTCTTCATCACTAAAAGCATGAATAACTCTTACTTTATATCCACTCTTACGAAGTTGATGAATCGTAGGTGTATTGTATTTGGCCATATTACAGTTCAAATCCAATGTTGTAATTCTCATTATAAATGAAATTATCTCTATTGTTTTTCCTTGCAGAACCTACAATTGTATGTAGGTCTTGCGCTAGTCCTTTATCAACTCTAAGCAAACTAACCAGAGTGTTGTAGGCTTCTGGAGAAATGCCTTCGTTTGATGTCAATGTTTGATTAATGTATTGCTCAATTAGCTCTACAGCTTCTTTGTTCATTTGTTGTACTTGTATTTTGTATTAATTTAATAGGAAGTCTTTTCCTATCTTTTTTTATTATACGTGAACGTTCTTACTCATCAACTGTTTTTTTCATAGTATTACTACCTTCAATTATACTATTGCATTCTTCTATACTACCACAAATGACTAAAGTAAATGGCGATGATGTGATGCCAGAGCATTGAATAGGAGGTACAACTATTGAGTTACTATCTTCATCAACAATATACCACCAGTCAGTATTATTCGTAATATAATTTTGTGGGTTATTAATTTTTTGCATATTAATTTGTTGTTACTGTCCAACCTCTAGATATTAAGATATTCTTATTTACTATACCAGCTGGTGAAGGTGCTTGATTACCAGGGCCTCCTATGATAAGAACTCTATAACCGCTAGCTTTACCTGCATTAACAAATTCTTGCAATATACTATCAATAGCAGAAGAATCAAAGAGGTTATTGCTAGCAATAAAGTAACCTAAAGAAGAAGATACAGTACCTCCAATCCAGCTACTTATTTGATTATTGGAAATAACAAAATCTTCTAGTATAGGATTAAAGTTTAAATGACCAATGCCTCCTGTTAGCTTTATTGCTCCTAATTGACTGGAAGTGACAAAGGTCTTGAGCTTAACGCAAGCCGTGAGTGAAGGTATTTCTCCTTCTAAAGAGCAGTTACTAACAGAAAAGTTTTGAAGCAAAGACAAGCTTGATAGCGAAGGAATATTACCAGTTAAGTTAGGGTTACTATTAAATAAAACTCTTACAGAAGAAGCTGGAAGAGGAGGTATAGATCCTGTAAACTGATTACTATGTAAAAATATAATAGATAATGGTTTATTATCTAATCTTTCTATAGTATTGCTTATAACGTTATTATTAGCAGTAATGTTAATAAGCTTTTCATTATCACCATATCCATATAAACCTGTAAGACCATTAGATGTACATCTAAAATTTTCTAAATTTTCCAACCCAGAAAGATCTATATGACCTGCTAGAGGTGGTGAAGAGGAACCGCAATTTATATTAATAATATTTTTTAAAACTGAGGGCGATTTTAAAGATATTATCATATTAAATCAAGTCACCTAAAGCAATAAAGGAGTTAGTGAGAGGGTCTTTATAAACTAAAGCTTTATCCATACTAAAAACTAAACTATCTCCTTGAGATAATATAGTTGAGTTGGATGATTTTATAGTAAGAGTGTTATTTGATCTTAATACAATACCTAGATTGAAACCATTGGGTAGTGGATCATTAAAGAAAGCAGTTAAAGGACCTGTTAATGTATCTATATGTAGTACTTTTCCTGAATGTTCTTCAAGCGCTGTAAAGTTAGAAGGACCACTATGATATATAATATCCATTAATATAGTATTTGTATATGCATTATCCCATTTAGCGGAATTAGAACTTACTGTTGTATAGGTACTATCCCAATCTCCTGTAAGAGCTCTTACATCAGTATCTACTAGCTGTATTCCTGTTAAAGAAGATCCATCTCCATACACCTTTTTAGCATAAACTTCACCCGATGTAGATAAATTATTAACAAAAGTAAAGTTGGATTGGGGAGCAGTTATATTAGATCCTAATATGAAAGTATTACTCTTATCATTAGTACTGTTACTATCTCCTCCTAATATAGAAGAATAATTACCGGAAGCTATATTATTACTTCCTCCAACAATTACTGAGTAGTTACCTGTAGCGGATTGTGCATCACTAGATCTACCCATTTGAAAATCTATAGCTGTTGTATTTCTGTTTTCTGTAGGAGCTGGAAAAGGAATTCGTCTTAAATCGTTTGCCCCGAATCTGTGAATTATCTCTTTTCTATCTGTATTAATAGCTAATTCCCCAACCTCCATAGCTGATGCCCCTGCATTTTTAGTATCTAATTCTACCTCTGTTCCTTTTAATAATATAATTTTATCAAAAACAATATCTTGTAAACTTTGGTTAGGGTAATCTGAATAAATTGGGTATTTATTAGGCATATTGTATTTATTTATGTTAAGGGACCTTAAAGAATGATAAATCAAAATGTGTTAGCTGATAACCTGTATTGATTCCAACTTGTGTATCAAGTTGAGATATCATTGTATTAATATCATTTTTAAGATTTAATACACTTGTACCCGCCCCTGCGCCTCCGAAGGTCCATATAGTTAGTATTACTAGCTCTCCATTTATAATCATAAAGCAAGGATTTGAACTATCACCTCCAATAATATTTTCGAAAAACTCTAATCTTTTAGAATTAATAGGAATCATAAAGTTAACAAAATTGCCTATCGTATTACCATCAGTAACAAGTGCTTTTTCTTCTTGATCTAAAGCAAGACAAGGAGTTCTTTTAAACGTGTTTAAATATGTTTGCCAATTTGTGGGTAAAATTTTACAAAATTTAATAGAAGATGGAGCATCATTATCTAAAACAGCTATGTTTATATCTGGATAATAAGGTCTATAGTCCGGATGAGTTTTAACCGCAGTAATTGTTCTTTGTATTATTTGATTATCTTTTGTAATAAAACGCATAACTGTACCAGGCCAGGGATGGAAATGTTCGGCAAATATAACATGTCTAGGTGTGATTAAAGTTCCTGCAAGTTGATTATATCCGCTAGAATTCCAAGGACTAATACCTGTTAAATCTACATCATATGCCCAACAATTTATATTTCTCACATATGTGCTTAAAGAATGATTTTGAGTAGAATATATATTTTTTGCTATTGAAGCGTTTTTATTTAAAAGTCTTGTGTCGACAGCTATAGAGGAATTTACATTTAAAAGAAAATAATCTTCTACCGGAGCTTTAGAAGAAATTTTAGTGCTACTATTTAATTGCGCTACTATTCTAGCCATATTAGTATTTTATTTTTATAGTATCTAGAGAACCACCCCAGTAAGTGATATCCCCAGACCCTGTAACTTGTATAGAAAGTGTCTTATTAGTATTGTCTATATTAACGTCAGCTTTTAAATTTATGTCTTCTTCTATTTGTTCTTTTATTGTAAAAGGAGATAGAGTTAGGGTGTTGCCTATACTTTTTACAAAACCTTTAATAAAATATACATTACAAAGTTCACTCTCAATATTAAAACCCGTTACATTAACATTAAAATAATATATTGTATTGTTAGGTATTTCAAAATAAGAAGTTGCTCCATCTAGTGCTAAATTTTTATATTTGTTTGAGGAATCAGTAGTAGTAGAAAGAGTAAAAAAACTTTTTTGAAAGGATCCACTTAAATTATTAAATCTTGAATTACTAAAAGCAATCTCCCCTTCATGAGAAGTAACAGCATGTTTTCCACCCACTATAGAGGAGTAATCGCTAATTGCTTGATTAAAACCATTACTTGGCTGAATAGCGTTTACTCCCTCTCCTCTTTGAAAGACTCCCCAATCTCCACTAAAAGAACTAACTGTGGTAAAAGTGTTTTGCCAATCACCTGTAATAGCTCTTACACCTGTATCAATAGATGTAGAAACAATATTGGTAAGTTCAGACCCATCTCCATAATATTTGTAAGCACTTACATTACCAGCAACTGTAAGAAGTTCGTTTGGAGAAGTAGTACCAATACCAACTTTATCTTCATCTAACGTTAAAATCGAATAAAGAGAATTGGTTCTAGCAACGTGATTACGAATTGTTAATATAGATCCACTAACATTTCCACTGAAAGAATTATATTTATTTTGACAATAAATGGAAGTTCCTGTCGAATTTCCTCCTTTAAAAGTTATTCCTCCCAGTGCATCGTATGGTGACAAAATAAATGATGTCGAGTAATCATTTGAATTTCCTGAGCTAGTTCTAACAAAATCAAGTTGAGCATTAAAATCCAAACCAGCACCGGGTACTGTAACAGCGTGACTTCTTAGTTCAATAATTCTGCTTGGCAAGTAGTTATCTGTTACAAATTGAAATCCTTTACGCGAAAGATTTTTTGTCGATGCTGCACTTGCTCCTACAACAATTGTTCCATTTGAATCGATAAGAAAAGAAGTAGCATTTGGATTTGTATTGTCTTCAACTAATAGAACATTACCTGTACCTCTTTGAGTAACTCTAAGAGCAGGTGTCGAAGAAAAGGTATCGACTATAATAGCACTAGTCGCAGATAAGGTTGTGATACCAAAAGTACCGGTAACTGTTAAGTCTTTTTCTACTAATACATTTTCTTTAAATATAGCATCATTAATGAAATAATCTTGGACCATGAAAGTATTTATTGCAATAAAGTCATAAGCACATAAACTTTCTTAAAAAGATAGCGACTCTGCGCAGAATTGAACTGCGGTTACGTGGATGAAAACCACGTGTCTTAACCACTAGACGACAGGGTCATATAAATTTTAAAAATGGTACACCCGGCGCGACTCGAACGCGCATACTCCAGTTACTCGGTTAACGACCGCTTAGAAGGCGGTTGAGATACGGGTGAGTAGAAATGGTGGGCCTGATCGGATTCGAACCGATAACCAAGTCTTTATGAGAGACACGCTCTAACCTTTGAGCTACAAGCCCTAAATTTTTAAGGTAATTCTACAGGATCTACCTTAGGTTCAAGAAGATCTTTAATCTCATCTTCTATTCTTTTAATCTCTTCTCTAAAGCCACGAGCAGAAACTTTCTTTTGCTCTCTCATTTCATCGAGCTCTTGACACAGTTGATATACTTTGGATTCTTTAGATCTTGTATTTGTATCTTGCATATTAAAATTGGTTGCGGCGTAGGGACTCGAACCCTAGTTGTGTGCTTATGAGACACACCAGACCACCTGGCCTAGCCCACCGCGTTATGTCATTAATTATATAGGAAAATTTGTTTTAATCAACTGATTTTTTTTATTGGCTCGACGGGATTTGAACCCGTCCCGACTCAGTCACAGTGAGTAATGCTAGCCTCTACACCACGAGCCACATCTAAATTTTTCAGCTGAGTCTACATTGGCTTCCGGGTCTTTAACCCGATGGACGTAGATTGTCATTTAAACCTGCCTAATCGGTACTGTGATAAGTCTGCAACGGTGAGCTTTTTAAGAACAGAACAGCACTCCATTCCCGTCCGACTTATCTAAATTAAAATTTAATTGAATGCACCAGAAGATTTGATGGAATATTTTCTAGATCTTTTTCATGAAACCTTTTGTTATAGTCGAAATATTCTTTGTTTAAAAGATTATCGTCAATAATAGAATGATATGTTAAATTTTCTAAATTGCAAACTGTAAAAGGAAAAACTTCATGATGAGCGTAAATGCCTTTTTCAGTTAAAAATATCATAATTTCTATAATTTTTTTAGAAAATCTAAATATTTGACCTAATCCACCTGCTGTAGGAATTTTTGTTTTATAATTACCTCTAATTAAATTACTGTATAAAGTCCACCAAGAGCTTTTGTCATTTAAGGTATAATGAGGACAAATTAAATCATATTCCTCATTTTTATAAAAATTAAAAAAATTTTCAAAATCTCCGTTAAAAACTACATCATCTTCTAACAACCATATGTAATCATATTGTTCTAATTTATGCAAGTCATATATAGAAGCGAATGTAGCATATATTATATTAATAGGCTCTTTTATGTAATTGTTGAAACTATACTCAAAATGGTTTATACTATTACTATATTTTAGGTTATCTTTAAAATCGGAAATAATATAAGTACTATAGTCTTGATCTGGAAGTTTTTTATATCTTTCTTCCATTTTGGAAACATTTTTATTACATGTTAAATAGCATATAGCTGTTTTTTTACTCATACAAATATTTATTAAAATTGAAAGAAGTGGATGGATTCGAACCATCGGCATGCTTTACCGTCCAGTGTTTACGGTCCTTCACCGGTAAAGTCTTTTAGACTTTAGCAAGGACGTGGCCGCTCTACCAACTGAGCTACACTTCTTTTTTCTGCAATAGATGGACTTGCACCATCAACCCCCTGACTACAAATCAAGACTCTACTACTTGAGCTATATTGCATACTAAATCTAATGGAGGTAAGAAGGTCACATTTATCCGAAAGACCTTATCCTACACGCATTCGGTTAGCTCCGTAATCTAATTAAAGATTCTCCATAAAATTGTTACCAAGACTTCTCATTCTCTTGCAAGAAGAAGTTCCCTATAGGTTAAATGTTGTTTCCGGAAACATTGCATTGTTATCTATCGCGGAGAGCTTTCGAAGGCATCTGCGCTTGGTAAAAGAACACCCACCAAAGTGTGCATCAACTTACTCCTAGTTGCCTTGTACTTCAGAAACTACTACTACGTAAGTGAGAGGCATAGTGGGTCTACTAGATTATCAAAGATCATTACCGCTGATTCGCATTGCTGGCTCAACGGTCAAGCCTCTGTAGGTTTCCTGCCTCTGGCAGAGAACAAACTATCCGATTTTGTATCGACCGAGTATTCCCAGTCCCATGGCTCATCGGGAACCACTATTAAAGAAAAATTTAATATAACTTTTAACCATTAAAAATTCAGAATAGATAATGAGGTAAATAATAACAGGAAGCTTTCTAAGCATAAAAAACAAATACCAAGCCCAGAAAAGAATCCTATTTATAATCTCATTCATTATTTATATTATATAGGAACTTTAAAAAATGGCAACAGAGGAAGGGTTCGAACCTTCAACCACTAGATCCAAATTCTAGTGCGCTACCAATTGCGCCACTCTGTTAATGCTGTCCCGGTAGGATTTGAACCTACAACCAGTGAGTTAACAGCTCACGGCTCTACCATTGAGCTACAGGACAATGGAGCCAGAAGTCAGATTTGAACCGACGACCGACGGTTTACAAAACCGTTGCTCTACCACTGAGCTATTCCGGCAAATGGTGGGAAGTGCTGGACTCGAACCAGCGAACTCCGAAGAGGGGAGATTTACAGTCTCCAGTAATTGCCGCTATACGAACTACCCTAAAATTATTTTGTTTTTAAAAGTGATAACAATTTAGAAGCTCTAGAGTAGTTTCCTCCTCTAGGAGATAAGCCTACTTTTATTAAAGCTTGTCTTATATTGTTAGTCTCAGTTAAGCTTTGAATAAGCTCTTTATCAGATACTTTCTTTTTACCTGTGTTTATTCCTCTACCTCTAAATGTACTAGTTTGAGAATGACAATTAGGACAAAGTAATCTTAAATTTACAATTTTACAATTATGTGCATTACCGTCAATATGATCAAGCTCTAAGGCTAGTTCTTTGTTATTCCACTCGAATAAATTGCAGTTAAAACATTTATATTCTAACAGACTATATTCCTTTATAATACATTTAAGGTAACAATTGCTTCTATAGATACCACTTTCGTTTAAATCTTTTAAAACTTTTTCTTTTTTTGTTTTTATTGATTTAATTCTTTCTTCTATTGTAAATGTATGTGACATACTTATATTTATAAGTGTTAGACACTTTTTTAATTAAAAAATGGTGCCTCTACTCGGACTCGAACCGAGAAGCCCTAAGGCATTCGATCTTAAGTCGAATGTGTTTGCCAATTTCACCATAGAGGCTTATAAAAATTACCGAACTTTCAAAGATCATTCAACGTCGTTTCCGACGCTGTTATATATTATATAGGAACCTTGCTTCCTATCAACAACTATTTATTACCAAGTTCCTCGAACTCTCGTCTTAGCAGTTTGCTTATTGTCCCATGCTTGGTATTCTTCCTGAAAGCCTTCTGTCTCGATTAGATTGAGAACATATGCTGCGCTCCAGAGAATGTGTTGTCTGGGGTCCTTTCCCTCTTCACAGTGATCTACATAGTCGATATGATTAATATCGTTGTCATATATATACTGAGCACATTCTAGGGAATGATCTACGTTGTTTAAAACAATCATTTTGTTTTTTCTGGCTCAGGTAGATTGCTCAGCACTTTACCAAGTTTAGTTCTCTCATTATCGGAAAGAAAGTTATAAAGGCCTGGATCTGTTAGCATCGTAATAAGATCGTGAAGGCTTTGTTCTAGTTTATCTATGTATGTGTTTTTCATATTTTACCAAGTTAAATGTTTAAGCAATTGAATTCTATTTCCTTCAAATTTTTCCCACCCGTGCGATTTACACAAGTAATACTCAGGTAAATCCTGAGTTAGCTTTGAAGAAATTCTAACAATATCTCCTACAGAGAGAGAAGGTCCTTTAAAATTGTTTTCTTTTAGTATCTGTTTTTGAGATTTGGTTAGTATTTCCTCTGGAGCATTGGTAATTACAAATGCCTCTTCAGCCGCTTTAGTTCCTTTCTTACTAGTAGTAAACTCAAATACCTCAAACCTATCTCTATACCAATTTTCTCTTTCATCAAAATTAAGAAATATATCTTTAGATCTATAAACTGAAACAATATTAGTTTTAATCATGTATGTAAGTTGGTACTCTAGCCCGGATTTGAACCGAGATTGCACAGGCGTCTCCCCGCTTCTGGTGTATAAGACCAGCGTTTTAACCGTTAAACTACTAGAGCGTTATTATTCTTCTATTATGTAGGAAAAGGATGTTCTTGCAACTAGAAAGTATAAATACTATTAATATTATGCACAGAGAATCTTCGTCAATTTTTGAAAGTTATAGATTAATAAGAGAGCAAACCGCACCTATTTCTCCTACAACTCAGGCACTCATTACTGCTATTCAGAATACTAGTCAACTTACCCCTGCAATGAAGGATACCTTCATAAAGGTCGCTCAATCTCCTCAATTTGTTGCAGATATGGATAGGGCTAATCAACAAACAGGTCAGGCCTCATATGGTGATGAATATGCAGACATAAAGGCTCAACAAGACAAACAAGCACAAGAAGATATAAATGCTGCAAATGCTACTTCTACTAAGGGACCTCAAAACGTTGATGCAGAGGGCAATATAATTGACCTGGGTGCTCTTTAAGGCTTAACAAAGACTTTACCTTTTTTTACAAAAGACGAGTTGTTAAGATACTTCATTGCGTTATAATAATTACCAAACACTTTAGTAGCTTCCTGGATAGTAATACTCTTAATATCTTCTAGAGGATCTTTTTGCTTTTTATCCTTAGAAGACAAAGAACCTGATAGATCAAATCCCTGCTCTGTTAGAGAGATAGTAATGAATGAGGTAGGACCGAAACGATTCTTTGTTGACATAATATCTCTTAGATTAATATCATCAGGATCTTCTTCGTTCTTCTGCATGATAATGTTACAGTCTACAGAGTGAGGAAGAAGGGTGCTACCCTTATAGTTACCTTGCTTGGTAACATGCTGAATAAGACCCATTACTGTGCCAACTTTCTTAGCGGTAGAGCATATTTTTTCAACTATAACCTCTTCTTTCTTTCTAGTATTCATAATACCCTTAACCCTAAGAGTTGGAAATGAATCAATAACTACGAAGTCAAACTTATGCCTCTCAATCTGTGCACAGATTTCATCTACATCAGTCATATTAGACACTTTTACCCCTCTTACTCCTATACGCTTGCAGGTAAATGATATTTGAATTATACTCTCTTCGCCGGAAATATAAGCAACATTTTTACCTTGATGAGCCAGCATATTGCAAATTTGCAAAAGGAAAGTAGATTTACCTGATCCTGGACCTCCTGCGAGAGTAAAAGAGGAACCTGGCAAGAAACCATTTCCTCCAAAGAGAGTATCGATAAATTCATTATCACATTTGAACCTGCGATAAAACTCGTCAGGAATAGGGATATCTTCTACAGAGATGAAGTCGGTCTGTTCAAGGTCAATTTTCATACTATCATAATAGATGAACTCGACCGGAACTGCAATAAAAAATTATCTGACTCCGCCTCTAGATCTATTTACCTTGGTGAATTCCAGTCTATCTACTATTTTGACGTGAGTGTCTCCATTAAAAACGACATGCCCTTCACCTTTTGTAGCAATAAGTTCCCCTACAGGGTTGAGAAAGAACGTTTTACTTAAAGAGTTAGTTACTTTTTCTACTAGCTTCATTATTATCTTCTTTATCTTTATCATCTTAGAGAACATTTTCATTAAAGCAAAAATACTAGAATGATTTTGTTCCAAAAAGGAAAAAAGACTTCTCAATTTTTCCCTATGACCTGCTCTTCCTTTTTCTGTCTTGAGCTTTTCAATTGATACTTCAAATCTTTTTTCAATAAAAAGCTTAAAACCGTTTAAAAATTTCTTTAAATCACTCTCGTTTAACTCTTTACCAAAAATACCTCCGTTAGGAAGATCTACTTGTTTATTAATATAGATCTTTAGATACTCCATAACTTGGCTATTAACGTAATTGATATCAAACTCGTCAGTAATTTTTGGTAATAAAGCATCACATTCATTTATAATGAATTTTATATCTTCTATAACTTTATCATTAACATCTACTTTAGCTTGATTAAAATTAGCACCTAAAATAAACACCCCTGCTCTTCTTCCTGATTCAATAATAGAATTTACTTTTCTTGATACCTGTTGCAATCTCATATGTGTATCGCTAGGAATACCTTTGAAAGAATCGTGAACTACTATACCAACATCACTGTTATTAACTTCATTATATATAGAACTAGATTCATCAACAGGTATTGCATATGCAATAACGTTTGGTTTAAATACAATAAAATCTTCACCATCTATTCTTACTATACTCTTATCAATTTCATCAGCATATAAAACGTCACACTGATAGATAAAACCTGAATTATCATAGGCTCTATTTAATTCCCTAAACAAATTAGAAAGCTTCTTTGCAAATTCAGGTTTATCTCCATAAAATTCATTTATTTCCTTATCTGAGTGAAGCAGCTTAGCGCCTTCTTTAATAATTCCTTTAGCAGGATCAACGGCATATTTTAAAGCTATAAAAAATTGGTTAAGGAATTGTTCTCTTGTATCAATACCAAATAAAAGGGCGGGGGATCCATCAACCTTAGCGTTTATTTCTACACTTGACTCTTGGCCCTTTAGCTTTAATAGCAATAAATTTATAGTAGATACAAAGTCCTGAAATCCCTGTTTTCCTTTTTCAATAGCTAGATCCTCAATATGAGTAAGATGGGTTTCCATTTGCTTAGAAGCGCTATTATCTTCTAGAAGTATGCAGTTATCTAGATACAAATATTTTTTAAAGTTAACCATTTAGTATATTTATTATTTGTTGGAGATCTGCACCAGGTAAATTACAAGGAAGGAAACTTAATATATCACCTTTGTTGGTGAGCGCTTCTCTAAATTTAGTTGCGCTAGTCATTCTGTCAACTGGCTTAAAGTCTATACCTATAACAGTTTTACCTATATAAGGTTCTTTTCTCATTCTTTCAAACCTAGCTTGATCTTCCGGAGAAGAATAAAGGTTTAAGTTAACATTATTACCCACGTTAAGAAAGGATTGTATTACTCTAGATTCATCTATAAGAGAAGTAATATTTGACTTAGGGGCAGACGATTGAGGTGATGGTAAGTATTCACCATTATTAAAGATATTAGCCAACTCATAACATGCTAGCACTGGAGTAGGTCTTACTACAAATGGTATTATATTAGGAATATGTTTATTGTATATATTCCATACAGCAAGAGAGGTATCAGCTGTATAACCTTCATGCTCTTTTTCTGATATTAAAACAATAACAATATCATTCTCACTACTAGCAACCTCACAAGTTTTGTAATGTCCCTTGTGAGGTGGTTTAAATTTACCCGGAAAAACGCCTATGTTCTTAGCATCAACTTCTTTTAAAAGAGCCTCAACTAGTTGCTTGAACTTATAATTCATTAAGAATTATTTATAGGTATATGTCTTCTTACCTTTTTTAATTGTACAATTTTTTTCTTCTTTACTAGAAGGCTTTTCCTTTTTTATTACCTCCCAATTGTCATAATACTTCTTATAATCTGTATCTCTCCATTTTGATCCTTTACCCATTTAATAAGTTCTCCATTTCTTCTATTTTTTTTAATATTTCCTGAAATGTCTTAGGAGGTAAACCATCTACTGAACCTTCTCTATCTGCTTTTTGCTTAAGGGTCTCAATAGAAGTTCTACATCTCATAAACATAAATTTTATCCTGTTAATAATATTACGTTCCATACTATGCTTTTATTTAATTTACTATTGTAAAAAATAAACTATTAATAAGTAATTATATGCCGACGAAAATAGGAATAAGATTACTTACTAACGCAAATTTATACGCTAATCCAGCCCATCCTGATCTAGAGCGTTCTACAATACTTTCTTCTACTCTTAAAGAGTTTGTATCAGATTCAAGATTAGGTCCTCTTTTAGCAGAGACTTCTATTCCTGGAAGTAAGATTATAGGTGGACTAGCGGGAAGTAAGTTAACAGATCAATCTGTTACTGGTGAAGCTGTTAATACAGGTAACAACCCTGTAGTGTTAGGTAAAATAGCTCTTGCTACTATAACAGGAGCCAATATTGCTAATAATAGTGTTGATTTAGATAAGGTAAAAAACGTATCTGCTCTTTCTGTTTTAGGAAGAAATATTAATTCTAATGGCCCTCTTGTAGAAGTTACATCGGCAATATCTGGTGATGTTTTGAGACGGTCAGGAGATACTATAGGATTTGGTTCATTAGATACTTCTTCTTTTGGATCTGGTACTCTACCTGTTACCAGAGGAGGAACGGGTAATAATTCCACTCCTTTATACGGCCAGCTTTTAATAGGAAATTCTTCTTCTGGATATACTTTAGGAACTATTAAAGGTGGTGAAAATGTCACAGTGACAAATAATACTGAGGGTATTAAAATAGATGCTTCTTTACCCTTTCCGGTACCAATTAAAGGGGTTAATGGGTCTCAAACTCTTCCTTCAGGTATTATAATTAAATGGGGTGAATTATCTTTAATAAACTTTGGAGAAGGTCCTCGACCTATTACATTTACTACTGAATTTCCTAATGCATGCTACCAGGTTACCACTAGTCTAGATATTACAGGTTATGAAGCGCCCTCATCAGGGGCTAATGCTAGTACACAAGTACATGATATTAATAAAACAGGTTTTAATTGCTACTTACAGGCTCAAAATACTATTACAGGTAATGCAGGATTAAATTGCAAAATAAGATTCATAGCAATAGGTAATTAAACCAAGCTATCATCCCAACAAAAAACAACATTTTTAAAATTTTCTAAACTTCTAACAAGATTATGTCTAATCAATTTTTGCCATATATAAAACTTGTTAGCCAGCCCTCCACCTAATTGAGAAATATAAAACGTTTTTTTCGGTCTCTTTTGAATAATTTTTTTTAATTTTTCTAGTTCTTCAAAGAATATTGCAGAGTATTCTTCTGGTTTATAAAATGAACTATCAGAATTATCAGGAAACTTTTTAGTAATAAAGCCGATTGAATGGGGATGGTCTCTTAGTTTTGCTGCCCCTCCATGTCCCCATCTTTCTAAATTGTCACCAAATATAAAGTAAGCATCTGGATTATTATCTAGAAACTCTTGGGTAATTTTTATATCTTTATAAATTGCCATATTATATCCAATTATAATATATATTTACCCAACATATCCCCAGGGGGAACGAATATTTTACCAAGACCGTTTATCCTTTAACTTTTTAACAAGAGTAACAAGATCTTGATTTAATCTATTAGAAGCAAACCTGAGCATTCTTAAATTAGGCCAGGCCTGGTATTTAACTTTAATTATTTCTTGTAGTGCTTCATCTGGGGTTTTGCCTTGAAGAACCCATGCAATAATACCTATAGCAGTAGACCTAGATACCCCAGCAAAGCAATTAATACCTAAGTGAAACTCTTTATTGGAACTAACAATAGGCTCAATAAATGAAATGATACTGTTTACATGTTGCTCACTAGGGCCTTGTTCTTCTATGTTCTTCTGTATAAAAGGTTCTATATCTTCATCTGACCAATCAAAGAAAAATTGAGCAAGAAAAGGAATACTTCTTTTACAAAAATTCTTTCTCATTATCCTTATCTTTTTTTCATCTTCTTGGTCGACAGTAGAAATCCATGCATTTTGCTTTATCGTTTTAAACGAAGCAGAAACAGCATCAGAAAGGTCAGTTATTTTAACGCTAGCAATCATTAAATTCTTTGTAAAAATTGATTTAAATCCCAGCTATAAACGCCATGATTTCCATCTTCCATTATAGGACATGTTTTACCTCTCATAAAATTATCCCATTCTTCAATTAAATTATAAGGTAGATGAAAAAGTATTTCACTTTCCTTAATATTACTATTATTAAGGGTTAGATCTTCTAAAGTTTGAATCCAACTATTCATTTAATAAGAAAAAGAGCTCTTTCTGTCTCTTGAATAGCAGACTTATATTCACCTATCTTAAGATTAATTTCTTCTTTTGTTGCTGCATAAGGGTTGCTATGATTAGTAAGTACAAGTATTTTTTTACCTTCTTTTTCAACTACATACCCGTAACCATCTCCTTCCCAACAATGATGTAGAATAGTAAATTTAGAAACAATCTTACCAAAAATTCTTTCTATGTTTTGTTCTGTATATGTTTTCATTTCTTTTTTTGTATTAAGATATTCTAGAAAGTCTTTATCTTTTTTGTCAAAGCTAGATGTATGATCCCAAGATACGAGTACATCGCTTTCGTTTAACTTTAAACCATACTCATCAACATGTTCTTTATAAATAAGACTGCTATAAGACTCGTCATCCCAAGAACCTGTGTATGAAGGGTAATTGGGAAAATCATTATCTGTTGCAGATAATGTAATAGAACTTAGGCTAAATGTAATTGTATCACCATCGTTTGCGAACAAGGGTGCGTTAAAGTAAGCTGTAGCAAACGATGTCTCTAGTTCTAGCTTAGACAGCTCATCTACATACTCACTGTACATATAATCATTATTTTTAGTAATTAGACCAGCAGTTCTTGTTTCCTCTAGCTTAATTTTTGCTCTGAGCAATTTAACTTCTCTTTCTAGCTCTTCTACTCTTTGCTCAAGATATTTCATAAATGTCTCCTATATTATAACGTACCCATGTATTTTTATCAACTAAAATTTCAGTTAATCCTTCATTTATATCTTCTATATAGAATGAATATCTCTTAAAGATCCAAAAACCCCAAGATTCCTTATAGTATATTTTCATTTATATTGTTCAAGTCCTTTCTCTAAAATATTTGATATGACTTCATTGACTGAAACATCCATATCACAAGATTCTTGGATTAGAAACTCCAATACTTCTCTTTCGACTTCTGACATATCAATATCAATAGTAGCAAATTTTTCAAGTAAAATTCCTTCATCTGTTTCTTTAACGGAAAATTTGTCTCCTTGTTTAATGTTAAGTTGTGTAAGTTCATCTTCTGTAAACTTTACACAGACATCTCCTGTTGGTTCTACTGTTTTTTTAATCATATAAGTTTTTCGAGTAAATCTTTTTCGTTACAAATAAAGTTACAATCAGTCCAGTCTCTAGATTGAATGCTGTTTTCATATTTATCATCTAAAATAGTATACATAGTTTTGAGTGCTTTTTTAGTATCATTGCTCAATTTAGATTTTAAAAGAGTTAGAATGTCCTCTATGTCTTTATCATCTAAATCAAATCTCAACTTACTACCATCATACTTTGACCCATAATTAAAGTCAATCATTAATTCTACATGGGGATGAAAGTCTCCAAAACATTTACCACTAAAATCTGAATAGTAAACTGCTTCTTCTTTTTCTGTTGGTTTAGTTATTTTTTTCATTTAATCGATCTTTAACTTCTTCCCAAAGAGAAGGAATATCGTAACAAATTTCTTTACCGTCCGCATCTGTAGCAAGATTTACTTTATTCGTAAATCCAATGCGCTCATATAGATACCAATCTATCCAATCTTTACCTTCCTCATCGAAAATAGATGATATTAAACTAGTGATAATATTATGATATATATCTTCATAATCCATTAAATTAACTCCTAGAGTATATAGAGAGTGAGATTGATCTCTCGCCTTCTCTAATCCTTCAATTACAATTTTAAATTGTTCGTATTCCATATTAAAATTCTATCTTAAGAGTTGTAAATACATTAGTTTCTTTTATTTCGTTTTTAAAGCAATCTAAATCAACGCCCAAGGCATTAGATAGACTAACAATATATATATGATCTTCATATAATTTAAAGCTATATTCTATATTGTTATTTGAAGTTAAATTTTTATTAGAGTCTTGTAAATAATTTACATTACCTTTAAAGTTGAAGCCTTGCAATAAGCAAATATTGAAGGTAATTAGCAAAAGTACAATAATTTTTTTCATTGAAAATTTCTATTTATAAATGAGTATATATTGTTAAAAAACCTTGATAAAAAATAACACATTCTACCTATTTTTCTCCAGATAAAGAACCACCCAGAATATTTTTTAAGCTTATTAGAGAAGCTATTTTGTTTGCTCTCGTAAATCTTCCAATACTCATCCATTTTAATTTTACGGTTTTCGTATTTTTCGACCTTAACTAATTCTAGTTTATCTAGCTTTCCGTAAACAAAATATGCATCAAAATCAACCCAAACAGACTCTTCATCACTAAAATCAAGAGTTTCATAAAAAGTAATTTTACCATGAAAGTCTACTTTCTTGGTTTCTTGTTTTACTATCTTTTGGTCTTTGACCATATTCCAAGGTTTGTGATCTTTTTGCTTCTTTTCTTCTTTTGAGTAGTAGGTGTATTCGTATTCTATTACCTCCTCCAACAATTCTCCGTCTTCTGAGATAATATAAGTCTCTAAACAATTATCTAAATCTTTAGTTTGGAATTGTGCTTCTTCCCACTTTACAGTAAGACCTTTTAGCTCATCTGTTAAGGGTAATTCTTTTTTACATTTAATATATGAAAACATTCCCATAAGTTTTATTATAGCTTTATTTTTTATTAAGTCCAGAAATAATTTCTACGTTTTACAAATTCTGTTAAAATTTCTGTATCCAAATTATCAATCAATTTTTCAATACGATTGACTTCCTTATATTTTACCTCATAAGGAATATCATCAGTCAGCATTTTAAACATTTTTCTTCCGTTTTCATCTTCAAATGGTTCGAACATTTCAGTTAAGTGTTTACAGGGGGGATATGCATTTTCTAAATCTTTCTCTAATTGAGATCTTTCTTTTGTTATATATATATAGCTTTCTTCCAACCACTCAGCAAACTCTTTATGACTCTCTGTTCCGGACCAATCTACAATATCTTTAGAATACTCATCTTCATAAAAAGCTTTAATAAATTCAAAATTTACATCAATCATTAAATGGGAAATGTCTTTCCATGTTCTAGGAATGGATTTACGGATTCTTTGATTGCATGGTTTAAAGATTGGTTTAATAATTTCCCAATAATACATTCTCAAACGACCAGGAAAAATGTCAATAAAGTCCCAAACTCCATACTTTTCGTAAAGATAACCTCTGATCTTAGAGAAAGCGTTTTGAGGTTTATCTGGGTGCTCTTTAAGCAAATGATTTCTGGCTAAAAAGTTATCTTCGTTCATATAATTATAATATACCAATATTTAAGAACAGTCAAGATTTTTTAAGCCATTTATTGAATTTTTTAGCAGTATCTTGTAAATGTTTTTCACAAGCTTTCATGGCAGCCTCTTCTGTTTTATAAGACTTATTGGAAATTTTTGTAATATCATCATCAAATCTGCTAAAATACAAACCACCAATAAATCCAGTAAAGTCTCCCATACAGAAGTTACTATCTACAATATATTCCCATCCAATAACAGGAACTATTGCTGAATACCAATGCCCAGATTTATCGTCACACCATTTTTTCTTCCACTTTAATTTAGTTTTCATTTTTTTCAAACCTCAACAATAAATGTACATATCCCTATCAGGAATATTAAGAATAACCACCAAGAAATATAAATCCACAAAGGAGATAACACCCAAATCCAAGACCATGTTACGTGATTTGTTGTTTTTAGTCCTATAAAAAGAACTGTTAGTAGTATTGATAGTAACTTCATGCTATGTTTAAAATATAGTTTATAAACTTTTGCAGATTAGTCAAGTCTTCTTCCGTGATACTTGAGACACTCAATACTGCTGTTGGCCCGGAATAATCTTTTCTGTCATGCAATACTACTTCTGGGTAGTATCTCAAATCAAATGTAAAATAATTTTCAAAAACTGGCATCAGTGCTTCAAGATGAATTCTTTTGATTTTTTCATGCTGACTTTTAAACCCAAATTGCCAAAATGACATCGTTTCTTCTATGTCTGGTTTTTCTTTAGCAACAGACATATCTTTCCAGTTGCTGGAATAACGACCATCTGAATACCAAAAGCATTCAAGATTTTCGAAGCCATATTCCTTTAAAACTTCTCTAAAAGAATCTACTTTTCTAATTATTTTGATTAGTTCTGGACTCATATGTTATTTCATTAATCTCATCTCTAAGTCTACTACAATCTTTGTCTGTAGGTCAAGCATTTTT